CAGAAGATGCACCGCGGGGAGGATCGGTGGCGGTTCGTGGGCGGGGGCGGTGCCACCAGCATCGGCCTGATCGAGCACAAGAAGGCGACGCTCAAGGCCATGCCCTGCACGGACAACGCCATGGACGGCATCACGCCCCGGCTGGTGATCGCCGACGAGGCTGCCCGCATGGATGCCGCGATCCTGCGGGCCATGTCCAGCGTCACCAAGACCCGCACGGGGCAGATGCTGTTCATCACGACCCCCGACCGGGACCAAAAGACCCGCGAGCTGTGGCCCTACTGGGAGGCCTGCGAGATCGCCCTCGACCAGGACGAGGCCCTGCCCGAGGGGTGGTGGGCGCTTCTGTGGGGCATGGACCCGACCGACGAGCCCGACTCCGACCTCGCGGTGCACCACGCGAACCCGTCCGCCGGCGTGCTCATCTCCGTCCGGGACATCCGGACAAAGATTCAGAACGCGCTGAAAACGGCCGACCCGAAGGCCCGGGAGGAGACGTGGCTGCAGGAGCTGGCCACGTTCACCGACGACCTCGCAGGTGCACTGCCCCTCGAGCTGCTGGACCGCATCTCGGTGGATACCGATTGGGAGATGCTGGAGGGGGCACCCGGCGTGGTGGCGGTGGACTTTAGCCAGGGCGGGTTCTTCTCGGGGTCGCAGTGCGACCTCACCAGCATGTGCGTGGCCGTGTGGGACGGCAGCAAGGTGCACACCCGCGGCTACCACTGGTGGGCCGGGGCGGACATGGCGCACGACGAACGGCGGACCCGCCAGCCGCTGGCGCGGTGGGTGCAGGACGGCCACCTGAGCGTGTCCGGGCCGACCATCGACTTTGACGCCGTGGAGGCCCGCCTGGTCGACGTCTGCCGTCGGTACGACGTCAAGGCGTTCGTCGCCGACCCGGTGGGCAAGGCGTCCGCCTGGGCCGCGCAGATGGAACGCAAGCACGGGTGGCGCTGGCACAAGGCACCGCAGACCATCGTGTGGATGGGCGGCGGGTGGGCCATATGGCAGAACTGGGTGCGTTCCGAGCAACTACGCTGCAAGCCCGACCCGGTGCTTCGTAGCTGCCTGGCGTCGGCCCGTCTCTACGTGGGGCTCACGGGCCTTGCCATGCCGGTCAAGCAGCGCAGCACCAGCAACATCGACGCAGTCACCGCGCAGGTCATGGCCGCCCGTGTCCTGCACGACCTCGAGATCATGGGCGGCAGCATGTACGAATCTCAGCCGGGATTCTGAGCAGCACACACGGCGAGTACTGATGCCGTCGATACGGCGTCACTTTGTGTCGATGCCGCGTAGTCACGGCGTATGCACCTGCCATTGAATGTGCGCCGGACCATGCGCAGCATGGTGCCGTGTCGATCTGGTCCCAGTTCATGCGCTGGTTTTGGCCCACACAGATGGTGTGGTTCAGTGCCTCCGGCGCACGGCACCTGAATGCGGACCTGCTCGGCGTGCCCGCGATCATGCGGGCGATTTCGCTCATTTCGACGGACTCGGCGAGGCTGGACCTGGTCGTCCACCGTCGCGACGGATCGGTGGTGGCCGATTCGCCCGCGCTGACCCTCCTCGAGGGCGAAACCGCCTCACTGCTCTCGGGATTCGAGCTGCGGCGCTGGCTCGCCTCGTCCGCCCTGACCTACGGAAACGGGTTCCTGTGGATCCGACGCGATACCGGCTCAGGCGAGCCGGTCGCGCTCGACCCGGTGGACCCCACCGTAGTGAGCGTTCGACTTGAGGCCGGCCAAGCCGTCTACGTCGTCCACGACAAGGTCGTCGACGACAGCAACCTGGTGCACGTGCGGGCCTTCCCGGACCCCACGTCGCCCTGGCTCGGCGTCTCGCCGATCACCCAGTGCCGCCGCGTGCTCTCCACGCAGGCCATAATCGACCAGGTCGCTGAGGAGCTGGCGAAGACGGGGTTCGTGGGGAAGCTGGGGATCGAACATCCCGGCCCGCTGACCGCCAACGCCCGCAATCAGATGCGGGAGAAGTGGCTCGAGCAGCACCACGGCGGCGAGAAGATCGCGTCTCCCGCGTTCTTCGGAGAAGGCATGAAGGCTGCGCAGCTGGCCGCCGACGCGGCGGGCCGGTTGCTCGACGCCAAGCGGCACGGGGTTGAGGACGTGGCGCGTGCCTTCGGCATGCCGCCGCAGCTGCTGTACCAGGGCGAAGGGCGCAGCCAGCCCGAGACGGCGCAGGCGTACGTCACGCACTGCCTCGCGCCGTTCGTGGCCGGCATTGACAGGGAACTGACAAGGAAGCTGCTTCCGCCCGGCCAGATGCTGCACACGGACCTCACCCCGATCACCATCGGCGACTTCCGCACGGCCGGCCGCGCCTACGCGCAGCTCGTCCAGGTGGGGGTGCTCGCGCCCAACGACGCACGCCGCCGCATGGGCCTCGAGCCGTGGCCCGGACTCGACGAGCCCAAGCCCGTGATCTCGGGCGTGGATCCCAATCAGAACAACCAGCAGGACGAGGAGCCCGCCGATGTCGAAGCTTGAGGTCCGCACCGCGGCCATCGGCGGCGTCGAAGGCCGCACCCTCACCGGCTACGCCGCGCTCTACAACACGTGGAGCAAGCCGCTGCCGGGCATCAAGGGGGAGTTCCGGGAGCAGATCGCGCCCGGTGCTTTCGACGGGCAGAAGAACAACGTCTCGTTGTTCTACATGCACGACTCTAGACAGGTTCTTGCCAACAGCAAGAGCGGCACGCTTGTGCTCGAGAGCGACGAGAAGGGACTGCGCTACACGGCGACGCTCGGAGAGAACTCCCGCGACGAGGCCGTGCTTGACCAGGTCCGCCGCGGCGTGCTGAACGAAATGAGCTTCGGCTTCCGCGTTCCGGAAGGCGGGGACAGCTGGAGCGGGCGCGACCGCACGCTGAAGCGTGTGGAACTCAGGGAAGTGAGCGTCGTCGAGGTAGGTGCCTACTCGGGCACCACCGCCGAGGCGCGTCAGGAAACTCAACCAACACCACGGAAGGCAGCCACAGTCATGGTCAGCAATCTCACGCTTCGCGAAGTCCGCACCAAGCTCACCGAGCTTGAGCAGCGCAAGTCCGACACCAACCTTACCGAGGACGTCCGCGCCGACATCGGCTGCGAGATCGAGGAGCTGCGCGAGGTGCGCAAGACGCTGCTCGAGCGTGACGCGGGCGTGCAGGTCGCGGCGACCCCGGCGCGGCGCACCGAGGAGCGGCGCGAGGCGGCTGCGGAATGGCGCTCGTCGAAGGAGTACGAGTCGTCCTGGCGCGGCTGGCTGCGCGGCGGCCCGGCCCCTGAGCAGCGCGAGATCATCTCGACGGCCTCGTCGTCGATCCTGATCCCCAAGCAGACCGAGGAGCAGATCCTCAAGTACATCTCGGCAGAGTCCATCACCCGCCGGGTCTGCGACTACCGCACCGTCCGCCAGGGCGACGCGACGCTGCGTTGGAACACGCTCGAGTCGACCCAGTACACCAACGCCTGGAGCCCGCCGGACACCGGCACGACGGCGGCCACGGACATCGACCCCGGCTTCGCCGAGGTGTCGCTGAAGCCGCTGCCCATCCTGCCCAAGACGCAGGTGTCGGAGCAGCTCATCAAGTCCGCCAACTTCGACGTCGAGGCGGAGGTGATGGACAACCTCATGCGGCAGTTCTCGAAGATGAGCGAGGCCGGCTACATGGCCGGGGTCACGAACGGCCCGAGCAACGCCATGTTCACCGTCCAGACCGGCACGAACATCACCACCGCGACCTCGGCTAGCACCACGCGTGCTGCTGCCGTGACCGCAGGGGCGACGGTCGACAAGCTGATGGACATGCGCTACACGCAGCTGCCCGCGGCGTACTGGGGCTCGTCGGCGTGGATCATCGCGAAGGACGTCTACGCGAAGATCGCCGACATCCGCGCCGCGACCTCGGGCAGCAACGTGCCCATCTTCGTGCCGAGCTCGGACGCCGGCCTGACGCAGGGCGCCAGCGGATTCCTGCTCGGCCTGCCGGTGTACGTGACGGACTTCCTGCCGACGCACGCTTCGGGCGCTGCGGCGAAGAACGTGCTCGCTCTCTGCGGCAACTTCCGCGAGGCCTACGCCATCCGCGAGTGGGAGGGCATGACCATGCGTCGTGACGACCTCACCGCGGCGAACTCGGCCCGCATCGTGTTCCGCGGCTTCGGCTGGGGCAACGCGGCGTTCACCCGCGCCAAGGCCATGGTGCAGCTGCAGGTCACGAACGCCTGATTCATCCTCCATGCACGGCCAGGGGGTGAGGCTCCACGCGCCTCACCCCCTCGGCCGGGAGCCACCCGATGCCGGTACCACCGACCGTCAGCGACCTTCGCGGCTGGCTCAAGCGGCCCCACACGGAGGACGACGCGCAGATCCACCAGGCACTGGTGGCCGTGCTGTCGAAGTGGAAGGCCGCGACGGGCCGCACGGAGCTGCAGCTCACCGAGGAGGAATACCTCGCCATGCGCATGGAGATCGCGCACGTGGAGTCGTTCCGCGGCGACGACGTCGTCACGCCGCAGTCGCCGCTGTTCGTGGAGACGGTCAGGCGCATGCACAACGGGAACGCGGTGGGGTGACCGATGGCCGGCGCAGGCTATTTCCGCCAGGTGCTGACGGTGCAGAACCCCGTCACGACCGTCGACTCGTACGGGCAGGGGTCCGAAGCATGGGTCACGGTGTGCATCATCCGTGGCCGCTTGTATGACCCCAGCGGATACGCGTCGGAAGTCAACAGCTCGGAAGTCCTGGATGACGGCGGCCCGGCCATGCAGCAGGAGTTCTCAATCGAGGCGACCTGGCACCCTGGCATCAGCATGCGCAGCCGGATCAAGTGGAACGACAACGGGGTCGAGCGGACCCTGAACCTTCGCAGCTGCCACGATCCGGACGCCCGCAGGAAGCGACTCCGCATGAGAGCGATTGAGGTGCTGCCGTGAGGATGCGCTACACGCTCGCCGACGCGGAAGTGCGCAAGGCACTTGCAGCACTGCCAAGCAATCTTTCGCAGCGTGTGCGCAAGAAGGGGATGCGCACTGCCTTGAGGCCGGTGCGTGAGGATCTGCGCCGCATATGGCGTTCGGCAAGCTTCCGAGGCAAGCCGACGCACCGCCGAGCAATCGCAAACGCGACGAGGATCGACGTGCGCCGTCGCGGTTCCAGTTCGGCAGCCGTGGTGGTCGGCGAAGCCGGAGTCGTCTACGGCAAGAAGGGCGGGGCACGTGCCAAAGGAATGCAGAGGGTCTGGCACTTGCTCGAGGATGGATTTCGGCACGTTGGGTCCAGCCGCCGCATCCCGGGCCGCAAGCTCTCGACCACCTACGTCATGCGCAACATGCGCCGGATCCTCACCGCCATATCGCAGCGGACGCTGCTCGAGGCCCGTGCGGCGCTGCGGGGCCAGCCATGAGCTTCCCGGAGATTGTCGCAGCGATCCGCGCCCGCGCCGCCAACGCGACCAGCAAGGTCTACCCGGGCATGCGCGTGGCTGGCAAGACCACGCCGTGCATCGTCTACAACGTCGAGCTCGCGGCCACCATGTACCTGCCCGGATCCTTCGGAAAGGCGCATTGGAATGGCACCATGATCGCGACCTGCATCGCGGACACGCTCGACCAGGCGGCCGACCTCGCCCATGAGCTGGCCAAGGCGTTCGCCAACGGCCCACACACGCATACCGGCTGCAAGCTGGTGGCGCACGAAATGTCGTTCTCAACCGGGACCGAGCTGCCGGATGACGGCCAGCAGGACGCCGAGCGCACGGTCACAGTCACGATCAACCTTCAAGCACAGGAAACCTGAACATGCCATACATCATGGGCTACGGCGGCACGGTGTCGCTGAACTTCAACAGCGGCGGCTCCACGACATGGCCGGTGCGGAACATCCAGCTGCAGGTGGAGCGTGCGTCCCTCGACGTAACGCTGGTTTCCGATTGGCGTGAAAAGCGCGTGCCAGGGCGAGTCCGGCGAACGGTGAGCTTTGACCTGTTGGCGCAGGATGCCTCCACCGATGACCCGGTGCGCGAGCACATCTACCCGACGTCGCTGGCAAACGCGGTCAATCGTTCGGTCGTCGTCTCTTTCAGCGACCAAGCTGGAAAGGCGTACACGATCACCGGGCACATCACTTCCGCCAGCCGCACCGATGACGGTACTGGGGCGGCGGTGTGGTCCCTCAGCGTGGACGAGGCCTGATGCCGCTGGACGTCTCCCAGTTCATGGCGAAGTCCCGCCGCGTGGTCGATCCGGACCTCGGGCCGATCGTCGTGCGCGAGCCCACCATGGCGGACTACCGCCGGGCGGCGAACGACCCGTGGTGGTGGGCCGCCTGCCTGTCGTGCGAGGACGGCACGCCGCTCCTGGCCGATCCGGCCGACCTCGGCCGGCTGTCCGCCGACGTGTCGACCAGGCTGTGGGAGCAGGTGAACTCACCGCACCCTACTCAGCCGCCACCCGGCGGCTGTGGAGAATCGCAAGCCCGGAACAGCGAGACCTGATGCCCATCGCCCTGGCATCCTCCGAGATGACCACGCTGGAACGCTGCGAGTTCCTGCTCGGGGTGATCGCGTGCTCGCAGACCAACAAGCGCCCGCAGGAGCTGTTCCCGTGGGTGAAGGCCGGCCTCGCCGAGTTCGACCGGGAGGTGCTCCGTGGCGCGTGAGATGAAGGCGGTCATTCGCGCCGAGATGGACCCAAGCGGTGTGGTCAAGGGCGTCGCCCGCGCCCAGGCGGAGCTGCGCAAGCTCAACGCCGCCGCCGCCGCGACCGCCGTCAACACGGGCGTCACGGCAGCCATCACCGCCGCGCAGATCGCCGCCCGCATTGGCAGCCAGGTGGTAAACGCCGCCAGCAATCGCGTGCAGGGCCTGACGCAGATCGCCACCTCCTACAACCTGCAGGCCGCCAACGCCTCGACGCAGGCGCAGGTCGCCGAGTTCGCCCGGAACAAGCGGCTCGCGGCAGCACTTGGCCCGGACGT